CGATTGCGATGGTCAGCCGGCACTGGATGCGGATGCTGGAGACGCCGCAGGACCTGCAGGGCGCGCCGGTGGTGGCCAACCGCCTGGCCTACAGCGGCGCTCTGCTGATGAGCCTGACGGCGCTCGGCGCGATCGCCTTCCAGGCAAAGCAGGTGATCAGCGGCAAGGATCCGGTCGACATGACGACGCCGAAGTTCTGGATCCGCGCCTTCGCGCAGGGCGGCGGCTTGGGCTTCGCTGGCGACATCCTGCTGGGCGATACGACCGACGCGCGCAGCCCGCTGGACAGCTTCAGCCGCCTGCTGCTGGGCCCCACCTTCGGCAGCGCGGCCGACCTCTACGAGCTGACCAAAGGCAACATCGACGAGAAGCTGGCCGGCAAAGACACGCACATCGGCGCCGAGGCGGTGCGTTTCGCGCGAGGCCACGTGCCGCTGGTCAACCTCTGGTATGCGAAGGCAGCGCTGGACCACGCTGGCATGCATGCGCTGCAGGAGAACCTGAGCCCGGGCTACCTGTCACGGATCCAGCAGAAGGCGCGCAAGGACTGGGGTCAGGGCTACTGGTGGCAGCCTGGTACCGGCGCGCCAGATCGAGCGCCCAGCTTTGCTGACATCGCCGGGCGCTGAGCAAGGGGCGCGCGCCAAAAGCACAACCCATTTTCCGCGGTTGGCATGACATTGCACCCCCATGTCATTCCTCCGCCCCAGCGCCCCAGCTGCGCCACCGGCCCCGCCGCCTCCGGTCATTGAAGACACGGCCGCCAAGTCGCAGGAGTATCAGGACATGCTGCGCCGCCGCCAGGGCCGCGCCGCGTCCATCCTGACCGACCGCAGCACGTCGCAGGCACCCCAGACGGCGGCGAAAACCCTGCTGGGAAGTTAGTCGCTCATGACGCTCGGCCAGATGGTGGGACAGCGATTCGACCGACTGGTCGTCGTCAAGTCTGCAGAGAAGTTGCCCGGCAAGGCGCGCAAGTGGCTCTGCCGGTGCGACTGCGGCGGTGAAATTCTCAAGACGGCCGGGATGCTGCGAGAAGTCAAGCACACGGGCTGCAAGGCATGCGAGCGTTTGGCGCGATCAGCATCAAGCAGCTCAAGGACGCATGGTTGCGCCCCGCGAAGTCAGACTCGTCCACGCGTCTACCGCATCTGGAAGGCCATGCGTCAGCGGTGCAACGACTCGAACTACGCCGGCTGGAAATACTACGGCGGTCGCGGCGTGAAGGTCTGCGCCGAGTGGGACGACTTCACCGTCTTCATGGCCTGGGCGTACTCGCACGGCTACGCCGATCACCTGAGCATTGATCGAATCGATGGTGCCGTCGGTTACGAGCCGGGGAACTGCCGCTGGGCAACACCGGCCGAGCAAACCGCGAACCGTCGCCCATGGGGGACAGCGCGATGACCAGCGCCCAGATCGAAGACATCATGCGGCGTCTGGAGGTGGCCACGGCCCTGCGCGGCAACTGGAACAAGACCTTCCAAGACATCGGCGACCGCATCCTGCCGCAGTCGGCCGACTTCGAGGTGCAGCGCGCCGACGGCGAGGACCGCACCGAACTGATGTTCGACGCCACCGCTGCCCTGGCCCTGCAGAAGTACGTGGCGGCCATCGAGTCCTTTGCCACGCCCCGCAACCAGCTGTGGCACGGCCTGACCGTCACCGACAAGTCGCTGGCCAAGAAGCAGCGCGTCAAGCAGTACCTCGATGAGTGGCGCGACATCCTGTTCCGAGTGCGCTACTCGCCGCGATCAGCTTTCGCCAGCCAGTCGAACGAGGCGTACCTCAGTCACGGCGCCTTCGGCACCGGCGGCCTCTACATCGACGACGACGTGAAAGCTCGGTGCATCCGGTACAAGTCGCTGAACCTCTCCCAGACCTACATCCTCGAGAACTACCACGGACTGGTCGACACAGTGTTCCGGCGGTTCAGGCGCACGTACCGCCAGATCGAGCAGAAGTGGCCCGGCAAAATGCCGCCGAGGATGGTCGAGGCGATGAAGAGGACCCCCGACGAAAAGGTCGAGGTGGTGCACTACGTCGGTCCGCGCACCGACTACGACCACGGGCGCCTGGGCCCGAAGTCGATGCCGTGGGTGTCCTGCTACATCCTGCCGGCCGACAAGACCGAGCTGGAGGAGGGCGGCTACCGCACCTGGCCGTTCGGCATTGCCCGGTACATGACGAACGCCGACGAGGTGTATGGCCGCAGCCCGGCCTGGCTCGCGCTGAGCAACATCAAGGTGCTCAACGAGATGAAGAAGACCCACCTGAAAGCGGGTCACCGGGTTGTCGACCCGCCGCTGCTGGCCAGCGAGGACGGGATCCTGCAGGCATTCAGCATGGCCCCTGGCGCCTTGAACTACGGCGGCCTGGATCAGCAGGGGAACCAGATGGTCAAGCCGCTGATCACGGGCGGCCGGCTGGACATGGGCATCGACATGATGGACAAGGAGCGCGAGATCATCGGCACCGCGTTCCTGGCCGATGTCTACCGCGCGCTGGTCGAGAACCCGCAGATGACTGCCACGCAGACGATGCAGCTGATCAGCGAGCGGGCCGTCCTGGTGGCGCCGGTGCTGGGCCGGCTGCAGGCGGAGTTCCTGGGCAACACCATCGAGCGCGAGATCGACATCCTCACCGAAGCCGGCGAGGGTCCCGAGATGCCGCCGGAGCTGGTGGAAGCAGGTGGCGAGTACCGCGTCGAGTACACCAGCCCAATGAGCCGGGCAATGCGTGCCTCCGAGGGCGTGGCCATCCAGCGCACGCTGGAGTCGGTCACGCCGCTGGCGCAGATCGAGCCGGCCGTGCTCGATGTCTTCGACCTCGTGGAGATGGCGCGCGACCTGGCCGAGATCAACGGCGTCAGCGCGAAGAACATCCGCGACGCCGAAGCCGTCGCCGCCATGAAGGAAGGCCGGGCCCAGGAGCAGCAGGCGCAGCAACTGCTGGCCGCCGCGCCGTCGGTCACCGCGGCCGCGTCGAACCTCATCAAGCTGCAGGGCAACAGCGGAGTGCCAGTCCTTTGAGCCAGAACGAGAGCCTGGTGCGGCAGCGCCTGCACAACCGCGCGACGTCCTACAAAGCACTGTTCACGGTTGGCCCCAGCGGCGAGCCGGCCGCCGACATTGCCCCCGCGGCTGAAGTCGTGCTGCGCGACCTGGCGCAGTACTGCTACGCCAGCAAGCCCACGCTGAAGATCAGCCCGCAGACGGGCATGTGCGACCCGCTGGCCATGGCATTCGCCGAGGGCCGGCGGGACGTCTTCAACCGAATCACCGCCCTGTGCGGATTGACCGAGGCGCAGATCGCGCAAATTGCCCACAACCGGGAAAGCACCTGACCATGAACATCCGCAAGACCTACCCTCTGATGGAACAAGCCGGCGCCGGTGGCGGCGGTGGTGGCGCGGCGCCTGCTGCGGCGCCGGCGCCAGGCGCTGCCGCTGTGGTTGCCAGCGCACCCGCACCAGCTGCTGCAACGCCTGCCGCTGCGCCCGCTCCCGCAGCTGCGCCCGCAGCGCCGGCCCCGGCCCCCGCCTGGTACGACGGTTTCCAGAACGCCGAAGCGAAGGCCTGGGCGCAGGCCACCGGCCTGCCCGATGCCGAGCGCGCGGTCGAGAAGGCGTGGAACCTCGAGAAGCTGCTGGGCGCCGATCGCGCCGGCCGCACCATCGTCCTGCCGACCGACCCCACCGACGCCAAGGCCTGGGAGCCCATCTACGCGAAGCTGGGCCGGCCCGAGACGCCCGACGGCTACAAGATCACGGCACCCGAGGGCTCGGATCCGGCGTTTGCCAAGACCGCCTCCGAGTGGTTCCACAAGCGCGGGCTGGCGCCGGCGCAGGCGCAGGGCCTGGCCGAAGACTGGGGCAAGTTCATTGCCGAACAGCAGACCGCCGCGGCTGCCGCCGAGCAGACCGCGCTGCGCGCCGAGCACGAAGCGCTGGCCGCCGAATGGGGCACCGGCCCGGCTGCCGAAGCGCAGCGCGAGCTGGCCAAGCGCGCGGCCATGAAGCTGGGTCTGGACGAGGCGGCCATCACGGCGCTGGAGAAGGTCGCCGGCTTCAGCAAGACACTCAAGGCGCTGGCCAAGGTCGGGCAGATGACTGGCGAGACCGAAGCTGTCGGCATGGGTGAAGGCGCGCAGACCTTCGGCATGACGCCCGGCGCGGCCAAGGCGCAGAAGGCGCGGCTGATGGCCGACAAGGAGTGGAGCAAGAAGTACCTGAACGGCGACCACCAGGCACGCGCCGAGATGGCTAAGCTGGACGAGGTGATCGCCAGCAACCGCTGACCGCTCCTGCATTGCCGTCAAGGCCGCCTCCGGGCGGCTTTGTCGTTCTGGCCAGCCAATTCAAAAGCACAACCCATTTTCTGCCTGCGCGCTGAAGATGCCGCCCATTGCAGCCGCGCAAGCGGCCCAAGGCGGGGACGGGGCAGCAAGCCCTTCCGATGGCAGGCCGGGAAGCACGGCACGGGTGGCGCACGGTACTGCGCAAGCTGGGCACCCTCGCGGGACACGCCAAGCGAATAGCGAAATCCAGCCATTCACTTGGAGCCACTACCGTGAGCCAGAACTCCCAGGCCTTCTACAGCCAGCAATACCAGACCAACGTCGAGCTGCTCCTGCAGCAGATGGGCCCGAAGATCATCCAGACCTTCAGCCCGATGACCGCCACCGGCAAGGCCGCCGTCGCCGCCGACCAGATCGGCGCGATCGAAGCCGACGAGCGCACCACGCGCTACGACGACATCACCCCCAAGGACCCGGGCCAGACCCGCCCCTGGGTGTACCCGCGCACCTTCGACGGCGCCATCCTGCTCGATTCGTTCGACCAGATGCGCATGCTGTCGGACCCGAAGTCCAAGTACGTCACCTCGGTGGTCAATGCGATCAGCCGCAAGATGGACGACGAGGCCATCCGCGCCTTCTTCGACACCCGCAACATTGGCGAGACCGGCAGCACCTCCGACAGCTTTCCGGCCTCGCAGCAGGTCGGCGTCAGCGTCGGCGGCACCACGTCGGGCCTGAACGTCGAGAAGCTGCAGAACGGCATCCAGCTGCTGGAAGAGGCCGAAGTCGACCTGGACCGCGAGGAGCTGTACTGCGTCATCAGCCCGAAGCAGAAGCGCAACCTGATGAACGAGATCGAGGTCACCTCGGGCGACTTCTTCAAGGGCCAGGTGATGTCCAGCCGCAGCGTGACCGGCTTCCTGTCGATCACCTTCATCGTCAGCAACCGCCTGCTGCTGGACGGCTCCAGCTACCAGCGCATCCCGCTGTACGTGTCCTCGGGCATGACGTTCTGCCAGTGGGACGGCATCCACACCGACGTGTCGCAGCGCAAGGACAAGCGCGGCCTGCCCTGGCAGTGCTACGGCGAGGGCACCTTCGGCGCCGTGCGCCGGGAGAACCAGCGCGTCGTCGAGATCAAGTGCTCCACCGCCTGATCAACCTCCAGCCACCTGACACCCAACTTCAAGGAGCCTGATCATGGCTGTTGTTGCCCTCAAGTCGACCGGCGTCACGAACGCCACCGCGACCCCCCGCGTCCTCAATGCCGCCAACGTGGCCAACGGCAACCTGCGTGGATCGCAGGGCATCGCCGCGGTCGCCAACGGCGATTCCATCGGTTCGACCTACCGCCTGTTCCGGCTGCGGTCCAGCGACAGCGTGCACGCGCTGCGGCTGTACTGCAGCGCCATCACCAGCGCGGCCGCTGACTTTGGCCTGTACGACATCGACTCGGTGAACGCCGGCGCGGTGGTGGATGCCGACTTCTTCGCCTCGGCGCAGTCGATCGCATCGGCCCTGCTGGGCAGCGACATCACCTTCGAGGCCGGTGCGGCCGGTGGTCTGCTGACCAACGCCGAGAAGCGGATCTGGGAAGCCCTGGGCTTGAGCGCCGACCCGTTCAAGGAATACGACGTCGTGATGACGCTGACCGCTGCCGCGACCGCGGCTGGCACCGTCGTCCTGCGCGCCTCCTACATCAGCGGCGAGTAACCCGGGGCAACCCGGCTTGAAGGGGCGGACGGCGCAAGTCGTGCCGCCCCTTTCCACACGAGGAGCCTGATATGGCAAACCGTTTCTGGAGTCTCAATTTCGGTCAGAAGAAGACCGACGTGGCCGAGACTGGCACCACCACCGCCGGCGCCGCCGTCGAGCTGCGCGTCACCTACGACGCAGCGAACAACAACAAGTCGGCCGTGATCGCGGCGCTGGAGTACATCAAGCAGCGCCTGGTCGAAGAGTCCTGGCCGCCGGCGTGAGGGGTAGCGCATGCCCACCCTTCTGACCAACGCATCAGCCACCGGATCGGCGCAGAACTGGAAAGGTGGGCGAGGCGTCTTCACCCTGGCCGGTACCGTCGGCGGCGCCACCATCACCCTGCAGTACCTGGGGCCCGATGCCACCACCTGGCTGACCGCTGCGGCCGCCACCACTCTGACGGCCGTCGGCGTCGGCAGCTTCGAGCTGCCGCCTGGCCAGATCCGCGCAGCCGTCACCGGCGGCACCCCCTCGGGCCTGTACGCACAGGCCGAGCGCATCCCCTACTGAAAGCCCCGACATGAGCACGTTCAAGCCGCTGGACGGCATGCGCAAGAAGCTGCACTCCACCACTGGTGCCTACGAGGGCGTCGTCGACCAGAACGGAGACGCGGCGTTCCCGGCTGCCGCACTGTCGGCGTCGGAAGTGCCCGCGCTCCAGTCCCTGGTGTCACCGGATGGGATTCCGCAGCGAGGGTTCGCGCTGGGCGACAGCATCACGAACCGGCAGTACCAGCCGCTGTCCACGGTTACCACCACCGTCAGCGGCTCCAGTCTGATCTTCACCAGCGCAAGCGCGGCGGTGCCTGTTGGCGCCGGGGTCCGCGTCACGAACCAGACCGCCATCTACGACGAGGTGGGAACTGTCACTGCCTCGGGTGCCAGCGGGTTTACCGCGCTGTTCAGCCGAGACTTGACGGGCCTCGTAAGCGGAACCTGCAACCTGTACATCTA